CGTGACGCTACAAGCGCACCAGCCATTTCATCAGCAACTACTATTGATGAGCTGAAAGCCGCTTGGGACACAAACCTTCTTGGCGCAAGCCCTTACGCGTAAGTGACATATAATGGACGAAACACAAGCACATCTTGAGAAGCACGAAGCTGAGTGTGCTGTTCGTTATGAGCAGTTACAGGGTTGGATTGAAGCATTAGACAAGCGTATGTGGCGCTTAGAGATGCTGATGTTCGGCAATACAATAGTGATTGCCAGTGCGGTTGTTTCCGCATTTATGAAGTAAAGGATAGCGGCGTGGCAAACATGGACAAAGCAAAATTTAACAAGCTGAAGCGCAAGCAAGAGAAGCCGACTGTGGAGCCAGAGGTGAAGGCGAAGGCCGAGGCACCAAAGAAACGTGGGCGCCCAAATGGTAGCGCCAAGAAAAAATAGAGAGGCCTAGCCATGGAGCAAAAACTTATGCAGGCCGTCATCGGCATCTTGGTCGCTCTGATGGCGTGGAATTTTACCACGGTAATGTCTTTGCAGTTGGCAGTCGAGCGTATGATGTACTCCCATGCAAACACAGAAGATATCCAAGAGTTACGTTCAACAGTTCAACGCTTGCAGTGGATGTTGCAAGACGATGCAATGGAAAATTAACAATACTCAAATAACCAACCGTCAGCTTTATGGCGGTCGAGGCTTTTTAGGAGGTCTCGCTTTACAATGGAGAAGCAGTAATGATTGATGACCTAGTAAGAGTATGGCCTATGGTCGTAGCGTTGGTCGCAGTCATTGCTTTGGTCGTGGAGATTAGAGCGGCCACCAAAGAGAACTCTAAAAAAATCATGACACTTTTTGAGTTGCACAATGAGGCTATCCGCCGAGAGCTTAATCGCAAAGACAAATAAGCTAGACACAGAAACGCCCTGATCATATAACTAAAAGAGAGCGATATCCACACGCTCTATCCCTCGCCCTCGACAGTCTCCTCCCTCTGTCGGGGGCTTTTTATTTGCGGAACTTCCTGCCCTTAAAGAACACAATGAGATTGACGACAGTATTAATCGTAATCGCCACCATCATCCAGATCTCCCACCACTCAGGCATTGCGGTACACCAACACGGCTGACGGAAACGGCGCAGAGTTTTTACTGCCGCCGAACTTTAACCTGCCTCTGATAAAGCGTATATCATCAGCCTTCATAGCATAGTCGTGCCACCACGCTGTATCCGTCCTAGCAGGAACAAGACAAACGACAGTAGCCTCAGCTTGAGAAGCTTTCTCTATCCATTTGCCTATGCCTCTGCCATAAGGTGGGTTGCACCAACACACGCCAAGCCAGTCCTGCTTTAATCCATCTATCTCAGGTGTAAAGTACGCAGTGCATTTAGCGTTTTCTGGCAGGGCGCAGACATCTAATGTAAAGCCAAACTCTTTATTGAGCTTGTCAAAAAAGTCTTGCGGTGTAGCCCACTGGTCTGTGGTTGACGTAAACATGCCTTGGTTAATCATTTGGTTTTATCACCCTTACTTCACTAGCCGCACCAAAGCTTTGTCTGGTGCTGAAGCTTTTTGTATATACGCGATTAAGTCTTTTACTTTTCCGCGTACTTTCCTTCTTAGCTTCTTCTGCTAAAAAGTCTCGCCAGTTATATGTCTTTTTTGAGGGGTTTTTCGGCGACATTATTTCTTAAAGCCCTTAATGCCACGAATACCAAAAGACGCGCCTATAGAGGCGTACATAGCCCATTGAAACCATTCAGGTGTGTTTCCTAGTGCGGCAAAGCCACGCTCAACGTACGGCTGTGTAAACGGCAAGAAACATGCAATGACGATGGCAATGAAGCATAATGTCCACGCCTCGTCCTTCCAGCTGTCTCTCGCACCTGCCGCCATGACCTTTTCCCAGCCAGCTTCATTTTCCATAAGCTTTGCCTCGGCCTCTACCTTGGCGACCTTAGCCTTAGTGACGGCGGCTGACTTGTCTGCTTTGTTTTGTAGCCACTGCCCTGCTAGCTGTGTCAGGGCTGGTAAGATTACATTAATCATTGGAACTTGTCCTTTTGCATTTGAATTGAAAGCTCAACAGCTCGCTTGCCGACTTGCTTTGCCCAACGGCTGTCTAGCATCTCAGTGCTTGCCTTGTCATATAAGCCCTCAGCCAGTGCCGCTTGGAACTTTACGAACTTGTCGAAGCGAGGCTTGCCCAGATTGAACAGCATATTGATGATGACAGCCTTGCGTGTGGCTGATAGACCCTCATACCAGTGATATGTCTTAGCCTCTTCCATGCAATCTTTAATGTCATTCATCAGCATAAAATCAGCTTCCACCATACGA